AAAGAAATTTTTTATTAATTTATAATCTATTTTAGCCATGCAACTATACTATACCTTGTTCCTTTTGTAATAGGTTGAATACCGTGAGGATACATAAAATTACTTGGAAAAAATACAATTGAACCTTTACCAAGTTTTAATCTTTTAATTTCTTCTTCTTTTTGATCTGTAAAAATTAAATCTCCACCTTCATAATCATTATTTAAATTTATAATAATACTTAGATGTCTAGGTGAATTAGTAAAGTGATCTGTATGAATTTTATATTTTCCTCCTGAAGTATATTTTAATAAATCAATTTGATTTATTTCATAACTTGCCATTTTTGAAAATTTAATTTTATAGAAAGTATATAATCTTTGTATTTCTGCTTTAATATAATTCCAATAAAATAGATCAGTAGGTGTATCAAAGCTTAAATTATAACCTTTTACATTTCTTATATCTATATTTATACCACTAGAAATAGGTAGATTTTTTTTAGCTTTATGATTTATTAAAGGTATTATTTTATCTATAAAATTAGGAGAAACTATATTTTTTAATTCGACAATTGCTTCTAAATGGTCCATAATTATGATACTTTCATTCTCTATAAAACTAATATATAAGCTACTATATGCTACAAAAATTAAATTTCAAGCCTGGTTTTAACAAACAAGACACAGAATCTGGTGCCGAGGGACAATGGACAGATGGTGATTTTGTAAGATTTAGGTATGGATTACCTGAAAAGATAGGTGGTTGGAGTCAACTTACAGCTGCATCACTAACTTTACCAGGGGCAGCTAGAAGACAACACTCTTTTACTTCTTTTGCAGGTGAAAAATATACAGCCATTGGAACATCGCAAGGTTTGTTTTTATATTATGGTAATGATTTTTTTGATATTACACCATTAGATACAGCTATTACTGGATGCACTATAACAACTGTTAATGGTTCAAATACTGTAACTATAAATAAAGGATCTCATGGTTTAGCTAAAGGAAGATATGTAACCTTGTCTGGGGTAACTGTTACAGGTGCTTCAGATTACACACCAATAGAATTACAACAAGTCTATGAAATAATAACTGTCCCTGATATAGACAAATTTACAATACAAGCTTCTAGGAATGAAGGAGGTTCAGGTATGACAGCAGCTGGTGCTGCAACTGTTAATCCTTATGTTGAAGTAGGTCCTACTTTTCAAACTGTAGGTTATGGTTGGGGTACGGATTTATGGGGATCTAGCACATGGGGAACTGAAAGTGCAACTAGTAATGTGATTCTGGATCCAGGCAACTGGAGCCTAGATAACTTTGGTGAAGTATTGGTTGCAACTATATTTAATGGTAAAACTTTTACTTGGAATGCTGGAGCAACAGGGCCTAGAGCTGTAAGAGCTTCACAATCTACAAGCAATTTTCAAACAACAAACAATCCAACATCCAGTAGAATTTCTATTGTGTCTGACAGAGATAGACATTTATTTCACATGGGAACAGAAACAACTATAGGTGATCCTTCAACACAAGACCCTATGTTTGTAAGATTTTCAAATCAAGAAGATTTAAATACATATGCACCGACAGCAACTAACACAGCCGGCACTTTTAGATTAGACAGTGGAAATGAAATCAGAGCAGCTATACAAGGTAAAGATTATATCTTTGTATCAACTGATCTTGCAGCTTATGTAATTCAATTTGTTGGTCCACCTTTTACTTTTTCTGTTAGACAAGTAGGCACCAACTGTGGGTGTATTGGTCAACATGCTATGTCTTATGCAAATGGTGCTGTCTGGTGGATGTCAGCTGAAGGTGGTTTTTTTGTTTATGATGGTACAGTTAAATCATTACCATCACTTGTAGAAGATTTTGTATTTAGTACAGATGGAGATAACTTAGGAGTTAATTTAGATTCAAGAGATGTTATCTATTCTTCACCTAATACTTTATACACAGAAATAAATTGGTTCTATCCAAAAGATGGATCTACTCAAGTTGATAGATGTGTGACTTATAATTACTCAGAAAATGTTTGGACTACTTCATCATTAGCTAGAACTACATATCAAGATCAAGGAGTATTTAACGCTCCTTACGCAACAGAATATGATAAAACCGACACACCTGTATTTCCAGAGATATTAGGTATTACAAATTTATATGGAGCTAGTATTTATTATGCTCATGAAGTAGGAACTGATCAAGTCAAAAGTACAGGCACAACTTCTATAGATGCTTTTATTAGATCTGGAGATTGGGATATTACTTCACGTAAGAGCGCCTTGGGTCAGGCAACAGGGGTTGCTGATTATAGAGGTGATGGAGAATTCTTTATGTCTGTAAAACGATTTATACCTGATTTTAAATATCAAACAGGCAATGCTCAAGTAACTTTATTTGTAAGCAGTTATCCGGATGATGTAGCAGTCAGCTCACCTCTTGGGCCCTTTACAATAACTTCTACGACTGATAAGGTAGATACAAGAGCTAGAGGCAGATTAGTTTCTGTACAGATAGCCAACACAGCAGTAGGTGAGTCATGGAGATATGGCACACTTAGATTAGATGCACAACCAGACGGAAGAAGATAATGCCACCATACGGAATAGATACTTTACTAAATAGAAACTTTGATGCTCAAGGTTTTTTTGAATCACCAGTAGAATCTAGTTATGATCCTGCATTTGGTACTCTAAACTATCAAACAGCTTATGGCCCTGCTCCTTACACAGGAAATATACCTTTAACATCTTATCGTCTTCAACCAGGAATTGAAAATTTAAGTTTTGAGGGAGCTATAGACTTACCTTCTTTTGGTGGTTCAGGTAATCCTAGATTTAATCAATTTGGAAAAGATATAGACTTTATTAATGCGCCTCAAAATATTTACCGTGCAGCAGTTCCACCAGATTTTGTTAACGTTCCACAAAATATTTATCCACCTAATTTAACTTCAACAAAAGGTTTACCAACTTTAAATTTACAAAGCTTACCTGCAAATATGGGCGTAGCTAATGAAGATGATGTTGAACAAGAATTTTTACCAGATCAAAAAAAATCTACTGGTATTATGGATGTAATAATGAGTATAGCTATACCAGGATATGGTTTTTTAAAAAACATAGGTAGAGGTGGTTTAGAAGGTATCAGAGGTTTGAATCAAAAAATACAACAATCTGATTTTGGACAATCTAAAACATTAGCTGATTATTTTGATGCTAGAAGTTATGGTGGCAGAGACGCAAGAGATAGAGCAGCTTCACAAAACATGAGAGAAGCTAGAGCTATTCAAAGACAAGTTGATATGAGGCCATCAGCTGTGCCAACTAATCAAGATAGAGGTAGAGGTCAATCATTTAGTGCACCTACTAGATCAGCAGCCGCTACTAGATCAAGAGACTTAGGCTCTATGAGAGGTGGAGTTGGTAGATAATGGCTAAGATTACTAATTACATACCTGAACCAAAAGAAGAATATGATGTAGATAATCAAAGACAGATTATGGAGTCTTTAAATACAATGAAGCAACAGCTTAATTTTTCTTTTCAACAAGACTTGAAAAACGAACAAGATACGTTTAATTACTTTTTATCATGAGCATACAATATAAAAATGCATCTAAGATATTAGACGGAACAGCTATGACAACTGTTTTGACTATATCTACATCTGCAGTTGCTATTATAAAATCTGTATATGTATCTAATAACAGCACAGGAGCTGTATTAGTTAATTGCGATTTAAAAGATTCATCTGGTAGTACAGATGTAGAATTTTTTAGAAAAGATATACCTGCTTCAAGTACAGTTAATGCTGCGGAACAGGGGTTGAATTTAGAAGCAGGGGATGCTATAAAAGTGCAAGCGGAAACAGCTGACAAACTTGAAGTAGTAGTTAGTTATGCGCTTATAAACAGAGAGAATGAAAACGGATAATATACATAAGATCGATTGTACAACTATAACAGTTTATAGAAATACAAAGACAGGTGAAACTTCTAAAGAAAAAATAGAAGGACCAGATATTGTAACTGATGTTACAGTGCACGTATCACCTAAAGGTTTAGATGTATTCCAGAAAGTAATGAACAATGATAATAAGAAACCAAAACCCTAAGGGTGGAACAGAATTACAATTCAACTATTTAGAAGAATATGTTGATAAAAAATTATTAGATCAAGTACAGATTACAACTTCTGTGCCAGAAAAAATTCCGTTACATCCAAACAAAGTAAATATACTTTGGCAAAAAAATTCATATGACCAACCTAACTTAGCTCCTTGGTTTGAAGATAAATCTAATCATCACAAGTATGATTGGTATGTATTTAATTCTCATTGGACATTTGAAAAA